GAGGCAGTATATAAAATCCTAAACTCTATTTTGGAGACGGGCAGACATACGAAAACAAGTTGCATAAATACAAACCATTTACCGACTGCAAAAAATGAAACCAGACGCATTTTGAATGAAGCTCATGCAATCGTATACTTCCCCCATTCTGGAAGTGTAAGGGGCATTAATTATCTCCTTACCGACTATGTAGGATTGACAAAGGAAGATATACAAATAATTAAAGGTATGAAGTCCCGTTGGGCATGTATTTTCAAAAATTACCCACAAATTGCAATGACTGAGCGCCAGTTGTGGTTTGTTGGCGAAGATGAATAATTACATTTCTACACCGGTGTCCAATTCATTAGACGCTGGTGGTTTTTGGGGCGGCATGATATAGCATTTACCATCTCCACCTTTCAATACATCTGCAACAATGGTTGCTTTCAGATTTTCCATGTCTGGAGTATTTATTTTCACATGTGTCAATCCATTAGTAATCGGAGGTTTACTTACACCTGTTTCATTTTTATACAATGTGTTATATTTATCAATAATATCAGGATCAATAATTGGCGAAATGTCAAATAGATTTGACAAATCAGTTTTAATCAAACCAAGCATGTCTTTAGGATTTTGCCGCTGGTCTCTTGAAAGTGATAGTTCAATTTGTATTTTTTTAGATATTTGTGAGAATGTCAGTCCACATATTCTATGCCCTTCTGCGCGTTTTTGCAATTGGAAATAGCTGTCAATGCTCTTTATTACTGAGACGAAAATAGATCCAGTTGAGAGGATAATAAACATGTCGTCATTCTGAATGTTCATGCCCGTTAATAGACCTATGACCGACGAGAGGATTATGACCGGTATGTTTATGATATTGCTTCTAAACTGGTATTTCTCATGTGATAAATTGTGCAATATTGAATAGCTTTCAGCTTGTTCTGCCTGTTCTTTCAACAACAATTCTAAATCATTGTTATATTGGATTTCTGTAAGCATTTTATATATACATATACATATATATAAAATGTTTAATAAACAATTGAAGGAATTAAAAATACCAGTGAACACATATCTCAAAATCGCCAAACAACGAGCGAAAAATGCAGGATATGATCCGCGCCTTCTTACCATAAGCAAAGACCCCACCTATAAATTAAATTATGACGGCGTTAATTTTGGAAGAACGGGCTATGGGGACTATATTATTTGGTCTATTTTAGAAGAGCGAGGAAGTGTGGAACCGGGCTATGCAGAACAAAAAAGAAATGTATTTCAAAAATCACATTCTCAAATAAAAGGTGATTGGAGAAATAATCCCAAATCACCTAATAACCTTGCATTAAAAATCAATTGGTAAAATAATATGTAAAATATCTTGTATTTCATGTCTGTTATTTCTCACATGTTGAATAAAAGAATTAGTAAACTTGTCTGCTAATTGTTGTAGTATTGTAGTATCCATACGACTATCATTAGAAGTATAATCAATGGTAATAGGTAAACCAAAATTATTTTCGTCCCTCATGTGGTGTATTAATATACGCCTATTTCTATAAAGAAACTTAAAATATTGTTTTGCACTTTTTGTTTTATCAAATATATTATTCTGTAATAATTTGCATATAACCTGTTCCTCAAAAAGACACAATTTATCGCGACTATATGTTTCGTTTCTCATATGTTCATAGAGTTCTTCAACTATAAGATCTCTTTGTTCCTTAGTTAGGTAGTAAAGGGTGTTAATTTTCGGCATGATATAAATATATTAGAAATTAATTCTTTAAATATATTTATACTAAATAAAATATTTCTTAAGTATTTTTTAATATTTTTATACTGATCAATGGGTAGGGGGTTCTGCATAGTTTCGGAGGTTTTCGCTGCAATTTATCCAATTCGTTCTAATACTTTGAGATGCATAATTAATCAATGTCAGATCCTCTTTCCCAATGTCAACTGGAAGTATAACTGCACTACCTCTTTCTTGTTTTGCAATTCTGATTATACCGGCTCTACACCAGAAATCATAGTTTCTTGTCTCAGGAAACCATCTAAAAAATTGTATTTCATACCGAATGCTATACTTATTAATACTTTTCAATACAAAAAACTTCTTATCTTTTCCATCTGTCAAACACTGAAACATGTTATTATCGTCCAAAGATAATGCAAATCCTACTGCTTCTCCACCTCTTTCATGCAAACTGAGTATTCTTTCGTCATGGTAAACTCCTCTTCCTATTCTCACTCTATCTCCATGTATTACCATTTCTCTTATTTTGTATGTAGTCGGCATAAAGCTAAAACTGGTGTGTATTGGTTTAGCTTTCTTTTCTGTTTCGTCAAAGACACCTTTACTAAGGTTCATTAACTGCAGATACAATCCTTCTGGGATGCTGTCGCTATTCTCAAATAGCACTTCGTTCAACTTTGCAAGGGCGCTCATTCTGTGTTCTGGGGGTTTCTGGGGGTTCTTTATATAACACTATATTATAATTTCTCTAAGTAGTTTTTTATTTAATATATATATACTAAATAAAAAATACACTTTCAATTTTTCCTAAATAATTAAAAACTAAATAAAATCATTCTTTGGGATTTGGTAAAAGTTCAGTTTCGGTGGGTGCAGTTTCTTCTGCCTTTTTGTCTTCATTCCACCATTTCAACCATGCTGGAATGTAGTAGAACATTTGTATATTATAGTAAAACAATTTATTTTATGCAAGGGGAACTTTGGACCTTTTTAATATATGCCTTAATTTCTTTCAAAAACTTCATTTCACTTTCATAGTCTATCCGGTTTTTGGTTATAAGATCCTGCACTCGTTTAAAGTTGGTCATGAATGTATCATAGTCAGTCAATGCACTATTACGCTCCTTCTTATACTGAGTATATGTCTCTGTAATGTTGGTTAGTCGTTCACTCAATGTCCTAAACTCACTATTCAATATATCCACCTTCCTCTTTTTGGAAAGAGATAGGTTTTGTTGACTTCTTACAAGCGCCAACGCGTTTTCATGCTCTAAAGTCAATGATTTTGCAATGTCGTCAATGTATACTTCAACTTTTTTGCTACTAACCACCGGAACGGGCGTTGCGACGGGTGTAGTAGCCATTTTTCCAGATACAAGCTTTGCGGAGGTTGGTATACCTTCACAGAATGCAACGAACATGAGCGACGAAAGGAAAAGAAAGGTTTTCATTTTTTCTATAATATACCCGTATATTATTTTTATTTTTTTTTTAATTTAAATATTTTTTTTTAGTATCAGGGATTTTAGTGGGGATTGGGGATTTTAGTGGGGCAAAAAACCAAAAGTATCCACAACTGATACTAAACAAATCTTTTAGACTTTATTAGGGCTTTTTAAGCCACTAAAATTGCAAATCGCCACTAAAACTAATTATTACTTATATATTAAGAAAAACATTGATCTATATTAAGAAAAAATTGATTGTTTTTTTTTCTCTTATTATATATATATTAAGAGAAAACATACTTAAAGCCATCCCACTTAGTATACTTATAATAAGAGAAATGGTTAAGGCAACGACTTTGGAGATTTTGGCGAACTTTAGGGCAGTTATGGCGGAACTGCAAACAATCCGATCAAGGATTATAACCGGTAAGCACATTCAGGCGAGAAAGTGGAAAAGTAAAACATTTCCATATTTCACACAAGACAATTATGAGCAACCATGCAGAAACTTTAGTTTAATTTTGAGAGTTGGTGAATATTATGACGAAAGTAATTGCTGCAGCAACCTACAAATCAAATTGCACAACAAATACAAAAATACAAAAGATTACATTGCACTACCTGAGTGTGATATTAAAACACTCCAAGACCAACAAAATCGCCGCATTCAAAGGTTGGGATGGATTACCGATTTGATTACAAAACATGAACCAGAATTGCTTGAATATTACAATTTGTATCTTCACCGAACATATCTTTCATATGTGAAGTGGAGTATGAAAGATGGGAAAGAAATTAAATCTGAAGAAGATTGGACTGCTGAGGTAAAAGAAAAAAAACAAGATTGTTCATGGGGATTTGAATGGTTCCTTATGAGGGATTGTGAGTTTTATTCTAAAGAAATTGCAACAAATCCATATCTAACAAAAAAAAAGCGTAATGAAGGCTATACATACATGCACTTAGCATGTTTCCATTCATACTTGTTCAATAGCAAACGCAACTTCTCACTATTTAGAGTAAAATATGGAAAGGGAGACAAAAAAATTACAAATAAAGGCTGCAAAAGTGGTTGGTATTCTACATATAAGTATAGCTCCTCAAATGATAGAGATAATGAAAACATCTCAATATTGAGTTCACATTATAATTTGGAAGAGCTAAAAGAAATATGCAAAATGAACAACATTGCAGTTGAAAAAGGAAAGACCAAATATGAAGATCTTGCAGCACTATTGAAGGAAAAAATGCCTTAAATAAAATAAAAATACACACAGGTAAGTATTTTTATTTTATATTTCTGGGAAGATATACTCAGCGGCAGCCAAAAGTAAGTTTTGGAGGAAGCGCACTAATGGAAACATTAGGATTTGGGCAAATAACCGGTAGGATTTTTTTTGCTAAATCCAGAACGGGTTTCAAAGGTGGACGGGGACGGGGCATTTTATAACATATATTTAGAAATTAATTTATCGCATGTGGACTAAATTGGAAACAATTTCGTCATAATTCAAACCAGTTCCTTTTTTCACTTCTTCAAGCATTTCATTAAACTCATCCAATGTTGTATTATGTTTCTGCAATTCACTTGCCCTTAGTGTATCATATGCACCACATGTAGAAATAGGTGATTTTTTTGACTGAAATTGGACGGGATTGTATACAACCCGGAGCTTAGATTTGTCAAAAAGCATACTTAAATATGGTTTATCTTGTCCCAATTGAACCCTCATGCCTATAGGTGTCCACAAGAGCGGTGCATCTACCTTGCTTCCATAGGAGCAGAAAAACTCAAGTGTGTCAAGCCCATTGTCAATATAACGCGATACAAGCACCCAATGACCTACATTAAGTGATCGTTCATATAGAAGGAAGAAGAATGTTTTAGGTCCTGGTAGTAATTGGCTAATATCGTTATATTTGCGCAGTTCACTATATTTCAATATTTTTGCATTGGGAAAATACTTGCGTATGTCGTCATCTCCCATTGGTTCACTTGCGATCTCAGCTATTTCAGGGTTGCCTTCCCCCATTTCACGCTTGACCAACTTTTTCTCTGTAGGTGTCAACTCCTTTTCACCGGTTGCATACTTATCTTTTGCATACAATGCACCGCCTTTTTTCTCAAAGGGCTTTAAGTTCTTTTCGCCTTTTATCTTTTGTTTCTCTTTAATTTGCAATTTAAGATTTTGTGGGTCAATTTCACCCGGCGTGAGGGGTGTATCTTTTGT